GAGTCTGTGTCAGAACCAGAACAAATCGTCGAAGAAATATCCATTTCAGACGAGATTGTTCAAACAGAGGATTATTCGAAATTGACAACCAGTCAATTGAAAAACATAGTGTCTGACAAAAAATTACATTCTGGAAATGTAAATAAATTGAAACGTAATGAACTCTTGCAACTATTACAATAAGTTGTCTATCTCCTAAAATACACTTTATTGTAGGAAAGATTCAGAGAATAGGAATACGATAAATGAATATGATAAGATAAATACCGAGTCAAAAATATATAATATATATTATATATGTTTGAAAACGCACAAAGTATTGAAAATGCCTATTTTGGAATCCGAAGTGTATTACCACCATCTTCTTTAGGATATCATACAAATAATCGCTATGAAGAGTTTCCACCATTAATGGCGGATGGTCGCACAGTTCAAGCCAGTTGGCAACCCGAAGCTGTGAGAAATACGGCTATTTTACAGAGCAATGGTATCAAATCCAACTGGCAATATCGCCAATATTTGACACATAATGCAAAAGAGATTATGCGAATGGATATGAGTGAAGCCGCGAATGATGTAGGATGGTATCAGAGATATTTGGATGTAAATCAAGAAGACAATTATCCCAAATCTCTGAACAGTCCTCATCAAGAATCCCCGTTACGAACTCCTGGATACATTGATCGATCCACTGATTTGAAAAATATGTATTTAACACGAGAACAATTACAATCCAAATTGGAATCACCTGTAATTACATCGGCGGAATTGTCGAGATATACTGGTGGCAGATAGGGTCCACCACCCCCACCCCACACACAACCCCCACACCCCCAAATGTCCTAAAAATAATATTTATGTTTTGTAAATAAATATTATTATATATTATTATGTGCTGGAATCCAGATATATCCATAAATACATTTATTTTTGTTTGTGTATCATTATTATTTATTTATGTAACAAACACTTTTACAAAATATAAATCACCAATGTTTGACAATCCATTAGTTTATTTATTATTATTAACAGTTGGTTCAATGCAACTGATAGAATTCTTTTTATGGAAAAACTTAAAAAACAAAAAAATAAATGAAATCCTTTCTATTATATCGTCTTTTCTTGTTGTATTACACATGTATATTCTAATGATAATGATACCAAATTCAACGATTCGATATAATATATTGTTACTTTATACATTTTTTTTAATAATTTATTTTATATATAAACAAATTTATAATCCAATACTGTATTATACATCTATTGGAAAAAATGGACATTTATCTTGGGAATGGTTTAATTATAAAGGTTATGAAAATATTTGGATTATGATATTTTTATTGTTTTATATAATACCTTTATTTTTAATCAAAAATCATTTATTGTCATTTTTTGCAATAACAACCATGCTTATATCATTCTTTTTTTATTTCAAATATAATACGTTTGGAACAATGTGGTGTTGGTCATTTAACTTATTATTTTTGTATTGCATAATAAATATTTTGTTAATACAACCATATTATGAATATAATTCACTTTGTTAATTTTACATAAAAAAATGCGCCAAGAGGGAATCGAACCCTCAGCTAAACCTTGGAAGGGTTTCATGTTACCTCTACACCATTGGCGCTGCACATATCACACATACATATAACAATGTATTTTATAATATATATAAATATTATTTTTTATATACTAAAACGAAAATAAACCGGCAAATGAAACGAATCATTAGTTTTGATATTGGAATCCGAAATATGGCGTATTGTATTTTTGATATAGTTATATCCGAACCACCGACAATCTCTGAATGGACCGTCCTAAATGTTGGTCAAATAGAAACCTCTCAAACAAATCCCCAACAACAACAACAACAACAATACAAATGTTCCTGTAGGACAAAATCCAAAAACAAATCACAAGACGTACCATCACTATGTGGCAAAATCGCCATTTTCTCTGACCCCAATCCAGACCCAAACACAAAATATTACTGTAGGACCCACGCCAAGACATCTGGATTCCTCCTTCCCAAAAAAGCACACGAACAATCTGCACTCAAGAAACTCAAAGCCGCCGATTTATATACATTTTTACATCCATTTTTACAAAACAACACCCCCACACCCCCCACCACCCCCTTTACAAAAAAACAGGACGCTCTCGATTTTGCAAAAACATATTTTGAATCTCATTCTCTGAAACTCCTTGAAAAACCCATCAATAAAAATGTCAAAGAGATTGATTTACTTACAATCGGACGCAATATAAAAACCCTGTTTGACCAAAGCGCTCAAATGTCCGAAGTCACACACGTAATTATTGAGAATCAAATCTCGCCATTGGCGAATCGTATGAAAACCATTCAGGGAATGGTGGCACAGTATTTTATTATGAAAAATTCCAATATTGTCATTGATTTCATTTCATCGGTAAACAAACTCAAAGGGTTGGTCCCCACACAACCATCCAACAAAATAATCTGTAGGACAAATACGCCGCATCCCACCACCACCACCACCACCCCCACTCCCCCAGAAGTCCTACAGGTTAATTCTATGAGGCCGGCGGAGCCGGTGGAGGCGGCGGCAGCGGTGTCATCAGAATCGAAATCTCTGAAAGATAAATACAAGAAACATAAATCCGATGCAATCGACATTTGTCGCCGGTTCCTAACAATAAACCCCTGTTTGACACACTGGAGTTACGCGATGGATTCACGGAAAAAAGACGATTTGGCCGATTGTTTCCTACAAGGAATATGGTACTTGAAATCTCGAAATATAATAACCTATGCGGAGAACTTAAAAATAAATAGTATATAATTATCATATCATGGAAGTAATCGATTTAGGATTAGATAATTTGGAACCAATCACTTTAAATTTGAATGATGACTTTACTGGACCGTCGTCGTCGTCGTCGTCGTCGTCGGATGTAAATTTCGGTGGAGGAATCGAATTTTTAATGAACAATAATAAGAAATCATCGAGCGGCTTCGGAAATAAAACAAATATAGATTTAGGCGAATTAGATAATTTGGAAAAAGAATTGAACGATCTTTCTTCGGGAACCACCAAAACAGTGAATACTGGTGGAAGTAGCGGGAGTAGCGAATCCAGTACCACCAAATCATTATCTGGGTTCAGCAATTTCTTCGGATTTGGAGGAGGGTCTAAATCCGCCGCCTCTGCCTCAGCTCCCGAATCAGAAAACATTAAAATAGATACAGATTCCAATTTAGGACACGCCACATCGGATTCTATGGGAAATACCAAGACGTGGGATGGATATTCCAAAGTCAACGAAGTCCCAATGGCCTCTTCCAAAATGCCCTCTATGACCGACCGCGAACGTCGTCGTAAGAAACGCGCAATGATTAAGAAATTGGAAGAATGGTATGAAAAAGGAACCATCAAATCACATTCGCATTTCAATATGGATTCCAATTACGAAGAAGTCGAAGATGAGTATGAGACGGCAATGGAAGACAAACGCAAAAAAGACAGTGTGAAACTACAGGGATGGTGGTTTATGACATTTGTCAATTCCATTGAATACGCCAATGCGGCATTCGACCCTTTTGGATTAAATTTGGATGGTTGGGGGGAACAAATCAACGAAGACCTCGATAGTTACGAAGAGATTTTTTCGGAATTACACGAGAAATACAAGGGCGGGAAACTTTCACCGGAATTATCACTTTTATTACGTATTGGATTCAGTGCCGCCGTTGTCAATTTTACCAATAAGGCACTTTCGAGTTCAACACCCGCATTCAATGATGTGATTAAACAATCACCGGAATTGATGAAAATGTTTACGAATGCAACTGTGAGTTCAATGTCACAAAACAGTCCGGGATTCGCATTTGCGAATAATCTGATGGGGGATAGAATGAATCCGCCACCCAATATGGGTCCCCCCCCACCACCGGTAGAAACCAAATCATATCCTGCACCACCTGCATCCCAACGACCGGGAAATATGGTCTTTACGGAACGCCCCGACGGTATCCCAAACAGACCCGATATTGC